GGTCTCGCTCTGCACAAAGCAGATTAAGCCGCCATCGGCTGCGCGTATCTCCCAAGCGTGCTCAAACTGTCGCACAGTCCACGGTCTTGACGGCAGGTCATCCTGGGGGCTGGGTTGGGTCATGTGGTCAGTCCTCCTCTGCTCGGACTGTCAGTTTACCCTTTGCGCTAATCCACATGCATACGCGTGGGATATCGCCGCCAGGATAGAACCCGATCCATAGCGACTTGTTGTCCATCATCTCGGCATGCACCAAACACTTCTCGCCATCGTACATGAGCAGCTCATCAAAGCTGCCGTCTTCATTCGGCCGAAGGACAATTGCACCCCCCAATAGCCTATTCTGGGTGGGTTCATTTTTTACCTTTTTCTCCAAGTCATTGACTCCTTTGATGTTTTTCTGCTTGCCTGATCCCAGCCGAGGACCAGCCATCGTTGAAATCATTCAAGAATTTCCGATTATTTTGTCTTTGGCGCGCACCTTAGTTTCCGGCTTGTTCGGTTCTGTCACACGCACAACCGGTGCACTACCTAGCTGGAACTCAATGGTACGCACAGCGCCGCAAGTGCAATCTTCGACGATAAGCCCACCGGTAATCCCGTTCTGGTATCCGGTTTTCTCTCGCCAATAGTGGCGATGCTTGAACCAGCTCATTTCCCCTCCGTCTCATTCGCCTTGGCGAGAAGGTCTTCGGCCCTCTCATGGCAACCCTGTTTAAGGTTGAGCAAGTCTTCCAGCGCCGTCACCAGTTCCGCTTTCTCCGCGCGGAGTCGGTCTAGTTCTTCCTCCAGCTCCCGGATGCGGGCGGCGGCTTCCTTTCGCAACGCCTCATGGTCAAAGCTGCGCGGGTTTAGCAGCCGTTCGATCAAATCGTTCATTTCCCCTCCGTCTCGTTCGTGGTTTTATCTAGATAATTGCGATATTCTGCTATTTCATGCTCTTCTAATTCGCATGTTAGGGTATGAATAAGCCGGTGTCGCAGCTCCGCATTCTCGGCGCGGAGGCGGTCTAGCTCGTCTTGAGTGACCGCCCAATGCATAGGGTGACGTTTGTTCATTTCCTATCCCACTCCATCTTGATAACGCGACCCTCCAATTGCTCCATAGCAGCCAATGCGTTCTCCCGCTGATCCGACAGCCGGCAATAGCGCGCGACCATCTGCTGCGACATTCCCACCACATCACAAATCTGGGCGATGCTAACGCCGGCTCGGCGCAGCCTGACTACGGCTGTGGCGCGCAGGCCATGCAAGTGCAGGTGACGCAGCGGCTCCAGCGCCGGGTTGCGGACCCTTTCCCAGTACCAAGCCTTGGTGAGCATATCGCGCACATACGGTGTCCCATCTGGGCGCACGAGGATAAAGCCTGGCCGGCGCTCCCATGTTTCAATCTTTGCGATCAACGCCTGCGTGAACGGCACCCACAGCCTCCTCCCCGTCTTCTGCTGGCGCACGTTGATCCCCGGATGACCGCTCACTGTCTCGATGTCCGTCCAGCGCATACGGATCAGATCGCCGCCTCGTTGTCCGGTATTGGCAGCCATACATATCGCACGCGACAGGAAAGGGGCACAGTTGTCCTGTGCGAAAGCAACTTGCTCGTCTGACCATGGCTCATGTCCTCCGTCTGATCCGGGGGCCTCAGTCCCCTGTGTGATTGACCGCGGCAGCAAATCCCGCACTATTGCCCAGCTTTCCAGTGCCTTCAAAACGCGTTTGGTCTTCTGTTGAGCTGCCGGTCTATCGGCCAATGCGTCAAGAAATGCCTGCACCAATGCCGGCCGCATTTGTTCGATCGGTATGGAGCCAAGGCTATGATCAGCTAGCAACAGGGCTCTCCGGTAGCTTCTCTGTGTGTTCGGTTCCAGTCCTTGAAACTTGGGCGAGTCCAGATACGCGTTGATCACGCCCGCGAACACCCCTTCGTTGATCCCTCCGTAAGACCTCCTCCCGCGTCGCATCCCTGATCCTCCCCAGAATATCAGCCGCACTATCCTGCGGTCTTTCTATTGTGCGCTGCACCTCAGCCCATGACCAACGCCGCATTCCGTTAGGCCCCACCCGCTTCGGTGCTGGGAATTTGCCCTGGCCAACCCATGCCTCAATGGTGGATTCCCCAACGTCCAAGGTGGTCGCCAGCGTTTCCAAGCTCATGTAGCGTGGCGCGTCGGTCATGACTTGACTTTTCCGACTCCATGGCAAACACGGCATTCTCCTTCCCATGTCACTTCACCAGACTGGTGAGTGACGCGATGAAGTCCAAATACGTTCGACTCAGGTCGAAGATCACTATTGTTGTAACTTACGAATCCTAGTCCATGGCAGACGGGACATGTTTTGCTTGTATCGCTCATGACTTGATTACGATCCATTTGGCCAGATCAGGCCGTCTGTTGATGACTTCCTGTAGCACGCGCGGAGAATTTGAGTTGCTGAACTCATCTCCGGTCACGGATCGGTAATGCTCTCGCAGGTAGTTGGCGGAGAACTTCCGCCACTTACCCTCCGTGATCTGCGCTATCAGGAAATCGGCTGCCCGGGTGAAGCCAGTCACAGCCCGTTCAAATTGCGCGCTGGTCACCATGGCACCTCATCGTTGAACTCGGCATTGAGTGCCGCTGCCCGCGCTGACACATCATCTGGCGGGTTCCGCTCGTCCACGGGCATCTTCTGCGTCTTCGGCTTTGGCGGTTCCTTTGGCATCCCATCCAGTGCGGTTCGCGGGTCCACGAATTCTATCCGGATGCAGTCAACCAGGCCATTAGGTCCACGGTCCTTCGTGGGATAGATGGTCACTTCCTTGCCGATCCAGCCTTCCGTATCTTCGCCATACATGCCGGCGATCATGCTGGAATTGATCCGGTTCAGGCCAAGTCGCTTTTCCTTGCCGAAGAATTTCAGCACAATCTGCTTTTTGGTAGTGCCATCGTTCTGCTTAAACTCTGTCACGTCCCAATCTTCGATCCGGACCTTGGCTTTCCGTCCTTGCAAGTCTGCTGCCCGCAGCCAGTTCGATGTGTAGACTTCGTTGATGTTCATTTCGGTTCCTCAGTAGGGTATTTCATCATCTATGGGGTGAGGCTCACTGCCATTCCATTCGTGCCAGCGCCGTCTGGCGCGGGCTAAGATTGCTCTATGGGCTATTCCCGTCTCATCATATATACGTTCCGGCGCAGGTTCTCCTTTCATCTGCTTGCAGACTGCGATTACTTCAGCTGCGGTTTTAGTCATCTTCTTCTGCGTTGATTTGCAACACCTTATAATCGCCGCTGGGCCAATTCCATGGACTGGTATCAGCCAACTCTATGGCGTCATCCTCGTTTAGCGCTTCAATGGCGCCAAGTTCAAGCCTGACATAGGCCCAGCAGCGATATCGGCTCATGAGTAGTGACTCGATCTTGAAGGTTCTGGAACGTCCGGCGGATTAAGATAATCAGCCAGCTTTCGAAGGTCGTCAGAATTCAATGACATTGCGTCAATGGTCGTGGCCATGGTACGCAGCAGCCGCGCCCATGCTCGCCGGTCCTTATCGTCCATTTCCATCATTTGCTCTCCAATGCGTTGAATGCTTCGTTGATGCGAGTGATCGGCAGCAGGTAATCTGCCAGTAGCTTGCCTTCCTGTGGTGTTACACGATTTTCCCGTGGCTTAGGCATTGGCACAAGAAAACCTTTGGCTACATAATAGCCATAGGTATACTTTGCCGGTTCATAATGCTTCCGGTGTCGAGCGGTAGCGTCGGAGGTCATCAAGAAGCTCATACAAAGCACGCTTGTGATACTCGCGCCGCATATCGTCAATTTCCTTAGCAACACGGTCCTGGTCCTCCCTTGAGTGCGATATTCCGCGCAATAGCCATGCTGCGGCTGTGTCGTCATCGTTGAATGGGCTAATCATGTTTGCTCCATCGGTAGCTGCCGAGCCAACAGACCACAAAGCCATAGAACAGCGTGACATACAGGCCGATTTCAAATGCGCGCTCGGTCATGTCATTCCCTCCGTGCGCCGGCGTCGATCATTTCTTCAGTTTCGAAATGAACGCATGCGCATCCTTCGATCGTGCAAACATTTCCATCATGCTCATCGCGGACATGACCGCAAACGCAGGTTGGCTCGATGTCCATCATTTCCTCCGTGTCGCGCCGGCGGACTTAAAGGAGAGGCGGCCGATGCGTAGGGTCTCGGAGCGCAATGATCGGGCACGGTGCGAATAGGGCAGGCGGTCGAAGTCGCGCCCTTCAATTATGGCGTCAGCTTCTCCTTCGCCGTAATTGAATGCATTCGATGCGAGCCGGCGTATTTCTTCCTGTTCTTCGAAGGGGGTCATCTGGCGTCTCCCGTTGCATCTGGGGAGACGTTGCCAGATCGGCAACCGGCAGTCAAGCGAAAAACTTGCCGCCCCGGCAACAATTTTTATGAGGGGGGGTGATCTTTAAGGAATCGCGCCAGACGCTCTCGATCTTTGGGGTCTGTAATATGCGCGGCCGCGGCGTCTAAGCTGATGTGTGTGGTATTACGGTAGAGATCGGCCGGTTCTATCCCGAGTGCCTTAGCGATCTTGGGGATCATTCCCTTTGTGGGTTGACGCTCTCCGGTCTGCCAGCGCCAGACGGTTTCGCGTCGGACGCCAATTTTGTCTGCCAAATCTTCGTCGCTGATTTGCAGCCTTTGCATCCACAACCCGAGTGTAAAGCTTGCCGGCGGCGCTTTGGCGGCCTGTTCTTTACGTGTGGTGGGTGATTTCCGCTTTTTCGTTGCCATGACGGAACTTTAGCGGATAGGCCAAAAATCGTCTGTTGCCGTGTCGATAACAAAAACACTTGACACGCTCGATGCCGATTTGGTAACAAATGGGCATGACGCATCCTTTGAAGAAATTTCGTGAAAAACAGTCGCCTCCGCTTAGTCAGCGGTCATTGGCGAAAATTCTTGGGGTTTCGTGGGCATCTATTTCCCGGTGGGAAGCTGGTGTCAGGTCTCCTCTGCCGCGCCATCTCAAGATGATTGCAAGAAAGACCGGTGTTTCTCCCAGGGAGCTTCGTCCCGATCTTGCTCGCGCGATGGAATCCGCAGAATGACCCGGTCACTGCGTCCTAGATCGCCTGCCCCCGCCATCGTCGGGAACGCCACTCAAGTGGCCGGCCGCGATCTGCTCATAAATCCATTTGAATTGCTGCCCGGCCTCGTGCCAGTCGTGATCCGGCCACAGCAGGCTGGCCGCCTGGACGGTCTGCATAAGGCCGCCAACGCTGGAGTATTCGGACGCGAATGTCACCTGGATAATGCCGCCTGGCCTTCGATAGACGCCGCCGATCTTGTTGACGAACAGCGTAGGGGCCAAAGGATTTGGCGTGTAGGCTGTAAGTTCGATCATTTCTACCCTTCCCCCAGGCCCGCGCCTCACCTCCACACCATGTGGAACGCGGCCCCGAATTGTGGCAGACCGAACACGTGGTGTCCGCTTTTTAGCCACGATCGTCGTCATAGCGATACACTCCTGCGCGGGTCAAGGGAATTTTCTACAACCACATACAACCTAACTAGCGGCAGCGTCCGTACTCAGCATCAGACGCTGCCGCCGTGCGCACGGGCTGGGGTGTGGAGGGGTAGCCCGCGCGCAACTCAGTTAGCGGCTCGCCTGCGCAATGCTCTCATCCGCTGTGGTGAGAGTGGCCCCTTCGTGAGATTGGGCTGCAGGCGAGCCGCTTCCTCTTTCAGTTCAGCCAGATGCACCCTGGCTGATAGACGGCGGCAGCGGCAGCGATTCAGCGAGGCTGCTGCCGTCACTCTTTCAGGTCAGCCAAGAGGTATCTCAAGGCTGAGACGGCGGCCCACATGGCCCGGCCTTCACTGGTCCCGGATGTCAGCCGCCGTCACTCTTTCCAATCCAGCCTGGTCACGACCTCCCGATCGGGGCTGGGTGAGAGCGGGCGGCGTTGAGTGGGTCCCCTCCTTATCTCCGCCGTCCGCTTTTTCCATTCAGCAAAGTCAATCACGTTCGACCGGTGTGGAGACTGGTCGTCCAAGATCGCCATCAGGCGGCGTAAATCTACTGCATTCCAGACTGGGTCCATACCTGACTGGATAATTACGAAGGGAGCGACCGGATATGGGGATTTCGTCCATATGCATGGACTATTTGTCCAGGCGGAAATTACTGGAGGTGATCGGAGGTGATCTAAGGCCACAAGAAAACAGAACAATGTGGCTATACAGGATCGCAAAGCTCACAGGGCTTCATTACAGGGTCATCCGCGCCGTATGGCACGGGGAGACGCTTTCACAAGAAACACTAAAAACACTAAAGCAATCGGTGAGATCAAATGACGACTATATCTGTGAAAGGCTGCTCTGGGATGCTGAGCTACTTAATCAAGTGGACCCAGAGCTTTACCGGTCGGAAATTGATTATCGCCGGCAGTTGGCTGACACGATTAGGCGCTTTTCTGATCGGAGAAGCAAATAAGCCATGACTTTACAGCCTTCGAGTCTAGCCCCCCCGCCAGTGAAGGCTGTGAAGCGCCGTACCGGCGGCGGAAAGGTAGCACGTCAAGATGCTATCACCGGTCTCGGCTACCGCGCCAAGATGTCAGAGGAAGAGGTGCAGAAGTGCGTCTTTCAGCACCTGACATCGCACGGCGTACAGGGTCTGACGGCTTTCCATCCCAAGAATGGCGGATCACATCAGGCCAGCGCAGCCCAGCGCGTGAAGAATGCGCAGCAGGGCGTTCTGTCGGGCATCCCGGACGTAATCATCGCCCACGGCGGCAAGGGATACGCCCTTGAACTAAAGGCCCTGGGCGGCCCCATCAGCGTAACTCAGCTGGATGTATTGGACCAGCTGCGCAGAGCGGGATGGATCACCGGCATAGCGTTCGGAATAGACGAGGCGCTGTCCTGGCTAACCAGGCACAAGCTTTTGAGGGGGAAGGTATGAGAGGAAAGCGCTACTCAGATGAGTATCGGAAACGTGTCATTGAGCTGACAAGGAAACGCGTTCCAGATGCAGATGCCGCGCGCATTCTTGATGGTGAATTTAACGCATATGGTGAATACGGGATAATAACATCCAGAACTGTGTTTCATGTGCGTGAACGAATTCGCAAGACGACAAGGGATGATACATTGCGGCTGCCAGGTAATAAGCTGGCACAAGATGTCACGAAAAGAGTTAAAGAACTTGTGGATAAGGGTATGTCAGCAATCAAAATTGCTGATGAGATTGGCCGAACCAAAGGATCGGTTATCGGCATCTGCCACCGATACGGATTCAAGCTACACTCTCGACCAGGGTTCACAAAACATCATGGGCAGACCAAGGAAGAACTCTCCAGAGCCAGATGGGACGCGTGGCAGAAGCGCAATCCGACTGCCATAAAGTTCTCCAAGCGTAAACTAGCCCTAATCGAAATGACCGCGGGAGATGCGATCATGAACCCTACCGATATTTGGGACCTGCAATGGAATCAATGCCGGTGGCCGCTGTGGTGCGATGACGCAACGCCGCAATCAGAGAAAAGATATTGCGGTGCGAAGTCTGAAGATGGCTGCTCGTACTGCGCTGGTCATATGCAGATGGCCACGGGCGCTCGTGTCCGGGGTGATTATAGGGGACGCGCGAATAAGTGGACGGTCACCGGCGGATCGTGGAGGGCGGCGTGATGCAGATTATCACTAGATTTTTAGCTAAAGAAAAAGGTCTACGGAGATATTTTATCGGAACGCCATGCAAGCTTGGCCATGTTTGTGAACGCTATGTTTGCAATGAGGCGTGCGTACAATGTGCACGTGAATCATTTGATCGGCATAAAAACTCTGACATAGAATTATTTAAAGTTAAACGCAACATTAGATCAAAAACCATTAGACCAGCTCGCCGGTTATATGAAAAATTATATAAACTAAAAAATCGAGAAAAAGAGAAAGAAAGAGCCCGCGTCTACCAGGCTAATAGAAGAGCAGAACTTCTAGCTTTGAGAAAAGCAGTCGAGGAATTGAAATCAACACCCATCCAACTGGAGGATTTGTTGTGACAAATATAGATATGGAGAGGTCGGAAGAAAAGAAGCGCGGTCGGGGAAAGAGTAAGCAAGCGCTTCCGATGAATTCTAGCGATCTGCTGGTGTTCCTGCACAAGAATTGGCCTAACGATACCCCAATGGAAGCGGAAGAGCGCTTCGTCAGAAATAGTGAAACGGCTGTATACCAGCAGGAGCAAAGCCGATTTTGGTACAGCCTGCACAGGCGGCGATTGCTGGAGCCTGTCAAGGAGATGCCCAAAACGTCTCCAATGAATCGCCAAGCTGAAGTTGAACAACAAGCGGCCTCGATCGTCCAAGATGTTCGCAAGCACGAATTCCTCAACATGATGGTAGGCGAAAAGAAGCTCCGCGATATGACGCGCGAGGAATGCGAGCATATGGGCGGGTTCTTTGACACGCTCGCTACCAGAATGAACCCCGGTCAGAAGGTTGGTGATGTTTTCACCGAGAAGGATTTGGCCAGCCTCTATAAGCGTAGATGATCAACGGTGTTGCCTTGGACGGGTCCCCGGCCGTGTTCGAGCCGACTGAGTTCCCACAGGGCCACGTGACTAAAGACGAAGGCTTGTCGGCGTGCCGGACGAAATCCGCCGAAGGGGAAGCAGGGGTTCTTTACCACCGTATGGTGGGTTTCCGGCCCAGCACTCGATGATGCAGTCGTGTGACAAGGCCACGCTCAATTATGGCAAGCTACTGAGGTCCTAATCCTCAGCCTGCGACGGTTGGCCACCGATAAAAGGCAAGCGTGGTCTTACTGCTAATGCATCTCGCCATCTCCGCATAGGCCGGGTCACCTGCCTGCGATTGCGGAAAGCGGACTATGGATAAAGATATAATATAACAGGAGTCGCGATATGAATTGTAAGGAATGGCCGGCCAATGCGTTTGAGCTGTTCTGGTTTAGGTATCCAAAGAAGGTAGCAAAAAAAACTGCACGTTTGGCGCTATTCAAGGTGATGAAGTCCGGGGAGGTGGAGTTCGATAAGCTGATTGAAGCTGTAGATAATTTCGCGAGATCGGTGATGGGAAAAGACCCGCAATACATTCCGCATCCGGCAACTTGGTTGAATGCCGGTAGATGGGATGATGAACTAGAGGCAGCGCCGGTCGTTAATGACTTTACCTGGAAAGCCCTTCGGGGAACTCATGTGAGCAAATATCAATGAATCATAGTGAAAATCCATGGCCTGATGATACGGCAGAGCGATTCCTTCAAACTGGGATCATCGATGAAGAGAGAAAAGCCAAAGAGTACGAAAAGAGGGCAGCTGAATTTAAAGTTCAGCTTGATAACGCTACAATGGGCGCTTTCATCGCGAAAACACGAGCAAATAAATATCTTGCGGCATTGAATATGCTTAAGCAGCCGCAGTGAGTAAGTACCTGATGAGGCAAATACCAATGAAACAGGTAGCCGATCTTCTAACTTGCCTGCACGACATCGATCGCCTGAAGGGGCGCAGCTGCCGTAGCTGCAAATTTTGGCATAGTCGGCAAGGGTGGATATCTGAGTGCGACAAGGGAATGGCGCCACTAGATTGCTCAGATGGTTGTGATCATTGGAAGGACAAGCATGGCGATCGAAACGCCAAGCTGACAGCGCTTGTGGTTGGCAGCTTGTGATGGCAAAGCGTGGCAGACCAAGGCGCGATCTGGCAGAGCAGGCAGGCATAACCGGCAGCATGCTGCAGAGGGCTAGAGCGATTAGCTTGCTTCCGATACTGGAAACGCCGTTCGGGCAAATGGCGTTCTGCCGGGAATTTACGGACTATCAGATCGAGACGGTCGATCGCATTCGGCAGATTTACCGGGATTACGCGCAGGCTCACGGCTTGAAGCGCTGGCCTGCCAGTCCGGGCTTTGAGGTAGGTCGCGGCATGAGCCCTACCTTCGAGGATGTGGCGGACAGGGAACAGGCGGAGTCTGCTAAGAAAGCCTTCGAGCGGCTGCACGACATGATTAGCCGGTTCCCGCTTGGACTGCAGTTCGCCTTGGATGAGCTGATCGTACAAGAGCGCCATTGCCCACCAGGATACCTATCGGCAGTGAAGAATGCGCTCGACATGCTAGCTATTGGGCTTGGGTACAAAGCACGAAAAAAAAGACTTGACATTTCAAAGGTGGTAAATGATTAATCGAACATCCCCCACTAGGTCTTGAGATGGACGATCTTTGGCGATCGGCCTATCAGCTCATTTCCCGCAAAGCATTGACGGAAGATGAGTTCTGTCTGCAAGTGATTGCCACAATTGCGGAAATGAACGAAAGAGAGGCTCGCGAATTGGCGGGTCTATTCCTCAACAATAGGTCAGTTGGCGGCGATGGCCAGTAGAATAATCTATCTGGTCCGTCATGGCGATACGGCAGCCAATGCTGAATCTGCAGGGCCCGAGCTGGAACGAGGCTGGAAGCCATATCCGCTGGACGCAGAGGGCCGCAGCGAAGCCAAGCGGATCGCGGAAAAGCTGGCCAAGTTCGGCATAAAGGCGATCGTATCGTCCGATCTGCCCCGCGCCAAGCAAACCGCGGACATCATCGGCGATTGGATCGGCATAACGCCGACATTTGACCGCGGGCTGCGCACATGGAACACCGGTCAATGCGCCGGCAAGACCAGGAAGAGCGTAGAACCGCACATCGCCCACATGGTGCGGCATCAGCCTGACGAGGCATGCTCCGGCGGCGAAAGCTTTTCACAGTTCTGTAGCCGCGTCTCCAAGGCTATAAAAGGCATTCTCAGCAGCCATACTGAAAATCCTATGGCCATCATTATTCACGCCAGAGTTGAACGACTATTCGCGGCTACTGACGAGTTTGAGCACCGCAAGGTCAATGCGGACGTGTTCCTCGCCAAGCCAGAGCAGCCAGGGCATATCGAAAAATGGACAGTAAGCCCAGGCGCCCGATCGTAGGCTTGGCTGAGGTGCCCAAAGGCGTGCGGTTCCGCTGTGGTGAGTGCGAGTACTTCGCCGGTGGCAAATGCCACCATCCTGAAAAGCAGCTTCATATGCGACCGGTCAAGCCAGACTGGTGTTGCGATTTCTACGAACATCCCGGAATGAAAGTGATCGTGAGGTAATAGCCATGTGGCCAGGTTCAATCAGCAACAAGGCGCGCGGTAAGCTCAATAGCAAGCTGGCAGTGCTCAAAGGCACACGGCCGCAAAAGAGCAAAATGGCCAGCTTTCACAACAAAACCAAAGATGAAGGCGAGCTGGGCAACCACGGCCATATTGCTCCAGATGTTGAAATCAATGACCAAAAGTTCCAGGGCGGTAGCGCTGCTCATGGCCGGCATGTCTCAAAAGGAGCCGGTATCGGCAAAGCTGAATCGCAAGTTGGCCGCAAAGCCATCGACGATCCTGTGAACAAGAAAGTCTGGCCACACGGCGGCGATGTTAAAGCCGGCAATCCGAAAACCGGAAATACCAAAATGAAAGGCCCTATCGCTCGCAGCGGTGGCCTGTACGGCGGTGGCGGCAGGGGAACGCAATGAGAGAACGATGGTATTGCCAGAACTGCATGGAAATTCACACAGATATGTTCTGTCCTGATAGTGGTTTAGAAGCGCCTGAGGGTTTCAAGGATGCCGTGGACAGGGTCAAGCTTCGCCAAGCACAACAGCAAGTTCGGCAAAGCGCAGAACAGCAAGGCTGCGAAGATCGCCAATCACGTGCTGCAATCGACAGGCGATGAGGGCGAAGCCATTGCTACAGCAAATAAGCTGGCTGGAAAGCTCAAGAAACGGGGATTGATTTCTCCGAAAGCGTCCGCAAAACATGGCTTGGCTTAATATCAGCAGCCAATAGGAATAGCAGAAATCTCCGTGCAGGAGGCGGAATAGCCCGCTCGCCGTTAGCCCACTTCCTCGAGGTGCGCGGGTTTACGCCTAAAAGCTCGGCTGCCCCTTCCTGGGTGAGGTCTAGGTCCGCAATCACTCGGCGGTATTCATCTGATGTCACTTGATCCTCACGATTTAGAATGCGCGATGGCTGCGTACGGGCTGCTCGAGGAGAGAGCGCTGGCTAGAGGCGATAAGAAAGAGGTCAAGGCTCTAAGGCTTGAGATGAAAAGGCTTGTGGCCCAAGTAGTGATGGGGGGCCTAAACCCCCCTCGCCAGATCGATAGCCCGGCTCATCATGGCTTTAGAAACGTAGGGCTCGCTGGCTAGTGGAGCGCCGGCCTCTTTCAGAAATTTGCGAGCCTTGGTGTCCGTATCTCCGCAGAGGCGATCGAGATAATCCCATTGCTTCAGGCTGGCGCGCTGGCCTTCCGGGATGACCCACTCGGGATGCTGTTCGGTGGCGGTCTTCTTTGCCTTCGGCTGGAAATTAAGCTTGCCAGAACCACCGCAAGCGAAACAGGAACCCTGCTCGATGTGGGCGAAAGCTTCGATCCGCCCGGAACCGCCGCACTTGTAGCAAGTAAACTGGGTCATCTCTGGTCTCCCTTTAGAGTTGTTGGTTCAGGAATCCTGGGGTCTTCAGTTCGTCACCTAGGTGATCAGCAGCTTGACCGTGGACGTCCTGAACCAACGATCTGAATATAGGCCCATTGGGCCTAGGTGTCAATAGGGAATAGCAAGAAAAGATGGAAAAATTAGAATATGAAAGGAACATGCATCGTGAGTGACACAGATGCAATCAACGCAATCATTACAATGCTCGAAGCAACTGTTGCATTGTTGCAACGTTACGGAATTGAAGTGCCGGGCGTTGATGATCTGGTTGCTCAAGTCGCAGCGCTCAAAACCGCGAGGAACTTGCCATGACCGAATATACCTCAAAGCGGGACTATGAAGACCCAGCCTACGAAGAGGACAAGCAAGCCGAGCCGCACATCAACAAAATCTCCGAACTGGTGGACGAACTGCACACTCAGGCATGCCATCAGCGAGAGCACAACGCGCCAATAACTGATAGCATTATCAAGATGATAGAGGCGATTCAGACAAAGATCGCGCAGAGTACAATGTAAAGGTAAGGCAACAGCTTAGGTATTTTTATAATGGCTGGAAATAGCAACTCAGGCAGGAAAAATTGGGAAAAGCCAATCAGCGATGCGTTGCGTCTTGCGTTGAAACAGAATGACCAAAAAGCTTTGAACAATGGCATTAGAAACATTATCTCTCAATTCCAAGCCGGAACGCCTTGGGCTGTTGAATTTGTAACAGATCGCTTGGAAGGCAAGGCAATTCAGCAAATCGATAGCACTGCGGTTGTCGAGCACCGCTATGTGAAAGCGCCTGAAAAGGCCAAGGATGACGATTGGAAGCAGTATCTGGCGCACAAGACTAAGCCTGCACAGCCAGTAAAGTCCAATGGCAGCAACGGCAGCACTCATTGATGACCCACTCTGCGTCTGGGAAGCTCAGCCCGGGCCTCAAAGTGACCTTATCAGATGTCCGACTTTTGAGGTCTTTTTTGGAGGGGCTAGAGGTGGCGGTAAGACTGATGGAGTCCTGGGAGAATGGCTTGTCCATTCCGATGAATATGGAGCGTATGCCATTGGACTTATGGTCCGAAGATCAATTACGCAACTTGCAGAGACTATTGAGCGATCTCGCGAAATCTATGCAGCTCTCGGAGCGGTCTTCAACGAACAATCTAAAATGTGGCGCTTTCCCAACGGCGCTCGATTGCGGTTTGCCTACCTAGAGCGGGATCAGGATGCTGACGCGTATCAAGGCCATTCTTACACGCGCGTTTACGTCGAGGAAATCGGCACCTTCCCCAGCGACAAGACAATTCTCAAGCTCATGGCGACTTTGCGCTCAGGAGCAGGTGTTCCAGTTGGATTCAGGGCTACAGGCAATCCTGGCGGGCCTGGCCACAACTGGGTCAAAGCCCGTTACATTGATCCTGCGCCTGGTGGATGGAAAATTATTAACGATCAAAGCACAGGATTGGAGCGTATCTACATCCCAAGCCGGGTCACCGACAATGCCTACCTCGGCCAAGACTACGTACAGCGCCTGCGTGCTTCGGGGTCCGCAACGCTGGTTCGGGCATGGCTAGAGGGTGATTGGGATGCAATTGAGGGAGCATTCTTTGACTGCTGGTCTCCACAGATGGTTGTCGCGCCGTTCGCTATTCCGGATGATTGGGTGCGGTTTCGCAGCGGGGACTGGGGCAGCTTTAGCCCCTTCAGCTTCGGCTGGTGGGCAGTTGTCCAGGATGACTATGAAACAGCATCGCATGTATCAGGAAAGCGCCATACGCTCCCAAGAGGGGCTTTGGTCCGCTATCGGGAATGGTACGGGTCAACAAACCCTAGTAATTCAATTGGACTCAAACTCACAGCTGAGCAAGTCGCAGATGGGATCATTGCTAGAGAGAGCAAAGATTCACGGGTGGCATACGGAGTAATCGACCCATCCACATTCAAGGTCGATGGCGGTCCGTCGATCGGCGAGCGCATCAATCGCAAGCTAGTGGATGCCAAGCTCGCCTCGTTCCGTGCTGCTGACAACACGCGCGTGTCTCAGAAGGACGGCAAGAACAAGCGAGGTCCCATGAATGGCTGGGACCAGATGCGAGCTCGGATGGTCGGCATAGACGGCGTGCCGATGATCTATTGTTTTAACACCTGCCTGGCATCGATTAGAACCATTCCAGTCCTGCAGCATGATCCTGTGAAGGCTGAAGACCTGGACACGGAATCAGAGGATCACGCGGCTGACGACTGGCGTTATGCCTGCTCAAGCCGTCCTTGGATGCGCACGGTCAAAGAGCCAGAGAAGCCTGCGGATGCGTATCGCCCGCCGCGCGATGACATTGCCAACGATGTGCAGTCAAGCGTGAAGCTTTGCTGAGGTAACTATCTTGAAAAACATGATCGGAATTGCGGCCGTGCTCTTGGCGGGCACGGTTTCCGCCAATGCGCAGTATTATCGGCAGTCCTATTCCTATCCCGGCCGGGGCTATTACAGCGGCGGCAGCCACTACAGTGAGCGCTACGGGCAGTACTACGCGCCGCGCTACTACGCGCCCAGGACCGCTCCGTCATATGCGCCTCGCGGCGGTTATGACTGGTCTTGGGGTGGTGGCAATCGAGCCTATACGGGCGGTCGCGGTGGTGGCTGGGGCGGCGAGTGGTAACCAAGGTTGCCTGGTTCTTCATCGTGCTGTTGTGGTTCGCATGTGCGATTATTGGGACGGGACTGGATTGGCTCTTAAGCTCAATTTTCCAACTGCAGAAGAGCAGGCGTTTACGCTGCAAGTGAACGAGCTGCTGCGTGAGTGTGGCGCCCGGGTGACGGCGTATGAAGTGCATCATCCGGGCGATCATTGCTCGTATCACCTGACGTTCGAGCATGGTAGCAAGCGCAAGACCATCCATAGCGATGTGCCGTTCCACTACGATCCGCCACAGGCTGTGATGCAGCGTGTGCACGATTGGATTGCCGGCGTGCGACTAACGAACCGGTGGTCAACGGAAGTTCTGGTGGAGGATTGATGCCGCGCCGCAAGAAACAGCTTCTACAACTGCCTGCCCCTAGCGATGACGCATCGATCAGCACTACCACGATCTACCCGACCATTGAGGCGATGTTCCTTGAGGAGATTGCCTCAAAGCCATGGTTTGAAAAGTTTTCACGTGAAACACGCAGGATGATCCGATTCACGTTCATCACGGCAGTTGCCGAGACCATGCGCACGATAGCGTTCCGGATTAATGACGATCAGGACACGCGCGTGTTTGACGAGTTCGACAAGCAAATTCAGGCTTACGATCTTGAAATGCACGAAATGCGTGATCAGTACGCGTCTGCGATCTTAGGGTTGCCAAACTAATGGTAATGGCGGTCAATAGTCCGACTGGCGGCGGTCCTACCAAGTTCAAAAGCCAGACGGGCACGCTTGGCGATTGGTCAACGGAAGCGCCGGACGAGTATGACTGGTCCGGCAGCGATGATGGGTTCTTTCCGGTCACGCGGCTGCGGCAGCAGTACTTGGATTACCTGACCGCTAAGGTGCAGGAGTATGAAGAGCAGAAGCTCTCGCGGCATTACTACCATGGCGCCCAGTACACGCCGGAAGAGATACGCATTCTCCGAGAGCGACGCCAGCCAATTATTACTATTAATAGGCTTGGTAGAAAAATCGACTCTATTGCCGGTCTTATTCTCCGCCTTCGACAGGACCCAAAGGCATACCCGCGTAATCCTAAGAACGGCGACGGCGCGGAGGTTGCAACGCAATGCGTCCGGACGGTGCTAGAGAGCAACGAGTGGTATTTCCTGGACAACTACGCCGTTACGCAAGCAGGTATTGAGGGTATCGCCGGGGTCGAGTTGAAATTGATCCCCGGAGATCACGGTGACCCTGATCTCGGCATGGATTTCATTTTCGGCGATGACTTTTTCTACGACCCAAGGAGTTTCAAACCGGATTTCAGCGATGCGAGGTTTCTTGGCATTGCCAAGTGGCTCGATGTTGAGGCGGCGGTAGAGCTCTTCCCGGACCGCGAGGAGGAAATCCGTTCTCTTATGGTAGAGACCGGCTTTGACCTTACAACTCATGCGGATCGTGAATTCAAGTGGGTGTATGTCAATGAGCATCGCGTTCGCCTCGTTGAGCATTGGTACAAGCACAAGGGAATGTGGTATTGGGCATTTTATTGCAGCTTCATCCTGCTTGCACAAGGGGAGTCGCCGTTCAGGGATGAGCGTAACAGGCCTTGCCCTCGATTTATCATGTTTAGCGCTGCCGTCGATCATGATGGTGATCGCTATGGCTTTACACGTAATTTGAAGGGACCGCAGGATGAAATTAATGCGAGACGGTCAAAAGCCCTTCATATATCGAACGTTACACGCCTTACGCTGCAAAAGGGAAGCGTTGATGATGTCGAGACGACACGACGCGAGGCGGCCCGACCTGACGGTGTCATCGAATATAATCCGGGGTTTGAAGCCCCGGCCGGTGCGGACAAGACAAACGATCTACAAGCCCACATGCTACTCCTACAGCATGCTACGGCAGAGATAGACGGTTTTGCCAACGTCAACCCGGCGCTGATGACGCAGGATGGTAAGGATGAGCACAGTGGAGTGGCTATCAACCTCTTGCAGAAAGCCGGTATTGCAGAGATCGGAACATTCCTGCGCAACTATCGAGCCTGGAAAATCCGGGTGTACCGAGCAATATGGAATACAATACAGACCACTTGGCAGGCAGAGCGCTGGATACGAGTTACAGACAATGACGGCGTCAAGCAGTTCCTGGCTGTCAACAAGCTAGGCCTTAACCAATGGGGACAGCCAGAGATAACCAACGCCGTTGGCTCGCTGGACGTAGATATTATCTTGGACGAGGGTCCGGACGTAGCAAACCTAATGCAGGACGCTTGGGAAGTTCTGTCCCAGATGCCTCCCGGCACGGTTCCGCCGGATGTCCTTATCGAACTGATGCCGCTGCCGAACAGCGTCAAGAAGTCGATCCTCGAGAAAATGCAGCAGGCGCAGCAGGCAGCCGCGCAGAATCCTGATCCGAAGACTAAAGTTGAGATGATGAAGGGCCAGGTTGCAATGCAACAGGGCCAGCAGAAGATGCAAATTGCTGCCCAGCAAGGTCAGGTCAAGCTGCAGGCGGAGCAGATCAGAGCACAGGCTGAAGCGCAGAACGCCGCTCAGGACCAGGCGCAGACGCAACTTGAATTTCGTATTCAGCAGGAGCGTGAGAACGCAGAGCGTCAGAAGCTGCAGATGGAAATGGAGCAGTCGCGGCGCGAGCATGAGTACAAGATGGCTGAGTTAGCCGCGCAGCACAGTGCATCGCAGGCTGAACACGCTGAAAAGCGCAAGACCATGCAGGCCCAACATGCGGCAAAGCGTAAAGCAGCGGCGCAAACCAAGACAAAGGCGGCGTAAGATGGACATTCACGAGTTTCATAAGGCGCTCGGTGAGTCTTTGGATGCGATGGACAGGGCGGCCGGGGCTGAAGATCGCGTCAAGGCCGCCGAGCGCCAGCTTGCCCAGAAGCAGACTGAGATCAATGCGCTTACGGATGCCCATGCCAAGCTAAAGAAGCAGTCAGACGATCATTTGGCAGCAAATCTTGCACGCTTGAATGAAGAGACTGAGCAGCACAATGCGGCTGTTGCTGAGCTTAAACGGCAGCATTTTGTATTGGAGCAGCGCAATAAGGAGCAGCTGGAGAATGCCAGCTCCACGTTGACCAATATCAATGCAAGTGTTGGTACGGCTCGGCAAGAGCGGGATGATCTGCTGATTGAAGTCTCTAAACTGCGCGGCCAGGTGCAGGATATTGCGGCGCGGATTGGTTGATGCCTGGCAGAGTTTGGCTTTCGGAATATACCTGCACGTCGGTGCGGGGAATGCAGGCCATGTGTGCTCCTGCGCTAGTTGTTCAGACGCCTATTACGGCAAGTGGAGCGCCGCAGTCGTTTCAGCCGTTCAATGGCGCAACTGAGATGGTGAGGATTTCTGTCGATACAGGTGGCCCGGTATGCATCAAGTTCGGGTTCAACCCGTCTTCGACCACAAATGACGAGCGTTGGGCGCCAAATCAGACCGAGGCGCGCACGGTAAGGCCTGGCGACACGGTATCGGTGATAGCGAGCCTAACATGAGCAGATTTCGTTATACGGATGGCGAAGGGTATCTCAAGAACGATAATCGCGTCAGCGGCGGCGGCCTGGTCGAGGATGGAATTCTTGGCTGTGTACACTGTCATGCGGCTATTCAGCGGGCAGATATTGAGAAGCCGAAGACCGGTTTGACGATACGGGCCAAGTGCTGGTCGTGCGACGGTTATCTTTGCCCAGAGTGTGGGTTTGCTACGCATCTTCATGGCCACAACAATCCGGAGCAGTGGCGGACATGGCCTCACCATCTCTGGATCGAGCGCGCAGTAAATGAGGTCCACCGTAAAAATTCAGGAGTTTAGCTATGCCTTCATTTGCTGGCGGTAATGGTCAATTCACGCCTTCCACGACCAACGATAATTGGACGCTGGATTCCGGTGCAACGGCCGCCGGTCCTATCCGGGTGACGCAGATATCATGGGGTGGATCGAATACGTCTTCGAACGGCTATAGAACGCGCTGGACGAGACCTTCCACGAATGGAACCGGCGCGGGTACGCCCATTGCGCTTGCGTATAACAACCCAAGCTATACGACAGCTGTGTCAGCATTGAATTCTACCTATGCCACTACGCAGCCGACATTGACAGCCGATCCCGGCAACAATCTGTACGCGACTGATTGGAACAACCAGGGCGGTTCCGGCATTCTGGTGCTTCCGCTTGCGCAGGCATGGTTTCTGATCGCTTCTGGTGGCGCGAATAAGTCGCAGTTGAGTTGTCGCAATACTAAGGGCGTTGATGCCTCGCTATCGTCTTACAATGTGGCGTGGGAAGAAGACTGAGTGGCTGACTGGCTCAAAGTTCAGAGCAAGCAGACTACGACAGCTAGCGGAACGACTACGAATAGTCTTGCTTTTACGTCTACTGTTGGCGTTGGGAATGTACCTTGCGGATGGATGATGATCCCTAGCGGGTCGGGCCCGGTCTCAATTAAGGATGACAAGAGCAACAACTATCTGATGATTCCTTATGGTGATGATGGGACCAATCTTCTTGTCGGCTTCTATCCTGATCCAGACGCTGCTGGTCATGGACTAATATCCAATGCTCCCCAGACTATCACGCTCACAACTCTAGTTGCGGTATCTGGTTTTTTCTGGCTGAACATGGCGGAGTTTTCTCCGCCGACCGGTGCGGTTGCCGTCTCTATGGACGGGTCGCAGGTAGCGCCGAGCACGAGCGGCGCTTCGACCCCCACGTTTCAGGTGCTGAATAATGATGTCCTTCTATTCGCGGCATCGTTTTCCACTGGAGCGTCGACAACAGGTTCTGGATGGACGGCGGATGCTGGTAGCGGAACGGGGCAATGTTCGGAATACAAGATCGTAAATGCCGGGGCACCGAATGCGCTATTTGCTACGCAGACCGGCACATCGTGGATGGGCGTATTTGGTCTAGCTCCGGTTCGTCGCAATCAATGGGTGCCACTTCAGGCTGTATGGAATCATGCTGGGTCTGCTGGGACATCGATTAGCGCCAGCCTGAATGCTCCAATCGGTGCTGGAAATTATATCCTTGGAGCGTTTGCCAACAATACCGGGCCGCCTCCTGATCTGACATCGCTAGTGGATGACAAGGGCAACAATTACCTGCCGAATGTGCAGACGCCGAATACGAACGGTAGATGCGATTTCTGGCTAGGCCCGATACCTGCAGGCGGCCCTAAGACGATTACTGCTACGGTCTCGCCAACCTCTACGGCGCTATATCTTCAGTTCGCCGAGTTTCGCCCACCTCCGAATGCAACGTCAGCAACGCTAGACGCGTATTTAAATACGCAGCCATCAGGCGCGTCTTCTCCGGTCAATTCCGGAAATCTAACGACTACCGGTACGATGGACCTGGTGTTCAATACCTTCGAGGCGAGTAGCGGAGGTGGTATTCCAAGCAATAACTATTCGACCATCAATGGTTATTTTTCGACATGGAATATGAGCTATCTAAATCAGCCGACACCATCTGGTACTGTTAGTGTCTCGTATACATTCATTACATCATCAGCCATCAATTTCTTTGTGATTGCGCTTGCCCCGCAATTTCCCCAAGTCCCAAATACTTATGGGACAAGCTTTTACAGGTATGGGGGCGTGTAGTGGAAGTTCGCGATAAAATTGAAATTGTTGAGCATTACATTTCTAGAGGTTCGGTGCCTTCGGTGCCGAGATCGGTCGGAATCGAGCTGAAAACAGAACCAAGGATTATTACTGTGCTTCGAAAGACCGTCACGAGTAATGTTTTGTTTTCGCTGGCTTCGTTTGTTGCGATTGCGCTGCATCTTGGTACATTGGCCGCACCAATGGTGTCCATGGCAGCCGTAATTCTTCACCATCACGGCAGAGGTCAAACGCTGACTGGCGGCAGTGGAACTCATAGTTTTGTGCCATTGCATTTGTATTTCGTGGCAACAAGTGGAAGTGATAGCAACGACGGTCTTGCTCCGACGGCTGGAGGTGGGCATGGGCCATGGGCAACGCCGAACCATTCAGTTGTTTGTGGTGATGTAATTCTTGTTCAGCCGACATCGTGGGGAAGTTCTGGTGCTGGGTCGCCGTTTACTGCTGGCAATTGGGGCAATGTGTCAAACTGCCCATCAACTACAGCAGGCATAGACGGAACGGGCGGAATTTACGCTGCGGTCTTTCTATGTGCCGGCTCTGATTTAATGAGCTGTCCGGTAAACGGGTTTGGTGGAAACGCAATCTGGCCAACTCGTAGCACTGCTGGAGGAAATTGGTCGGTTCAAGGATTTTTGGGCACCCAGGACGCGAACGCATCAGATGGCACGTGTTTCTCCGCTGAGAATGACACCGACAACGGTGGCACCAATACGACGTTGAATTATCTTATTTGGTCCAACGATATCGCCTCGACCTGCGATCTTGGTGGCTTTGGCGTTGGATCGGATAGCTATCCGAGCGGATCGTGGGATCACGTTGCGGCTATGGGGTTAATCGCCTGGAACACGGCGGTGTCGACGGGTGGTGGTGGCGGCATCTGTGGCAGTAACATGTCTTTGATCGTGGCTCCGAGCGGAAGCGATCCTGGTACGCACACCTACACTGCCGGGTTCTTTAGTTATTTCGGTAGGAATTCGCCATCTGGAAATGTATGCCCTACTGGAACATTTAATTCAGATGGCGAGGGGATTATTTGGGATTCTATTGCTGAATCAACATACAATCATCAGGTTGTCGTTGAGCAGAGCGTGCTGTGGCAGAATGGCAGTGCATGCATTATGTTTTTCCCGGCCGGTAATACGGCTGGCGCTGATCAGGCTCAGTATTATGCGCATGATAATACCTGCGTGACGAACATGGCCGATCCCCAGCATGTTGCGGGGGCAGAGCTGTATTTGAATGGCGTATCGCCGACAACTACTGGTGTATATCATATTAACAACAACATTTTCCTAAACCCGTACATTTGCCCCGGAGGAATTGCCACATGCACAGGGGTGCAGGATGGGCAATGCGATCCTGGAAATACTGGTGTTTGCGCTGCTGCCGTGACGGGCTATGGTTCTGTCGCCATTACCAGCTACTCGTCGCTGATCGACATTAGTGGAAACTACATATTCGACAGCCACGTGCCGACTTCCAGTAGCACCGGAGGGAACAACACGTGGGTTGGCGATGCTGGCGGCACTCATTCTTGGGTGTTTGGAACGAACACTTATGTAGACCCCGGATTGGCTAACATTTCGGCACTGCCGATTACTGCGCCTAATTGCACGGGCTACAGGAGTGTCTTTGCGTGCATGAATGCGGCCGGCGTGATTGCGGATGTCGCGAACTCGACGGGTGTTGGTTACAAGCCGCCAGGACCGTGCGGTCCGAATACATACTTCCCTACATGGGCGAAGGGATTGGATCACTTGGAGGCATCAGGTTTTACGCTTGGTGCGACGATTACTGAAGTCTACGGCAATATCAATCGTCCATGTAACATGTAATGGCTATTGCAGTCCGCCAAGTATGTTTTAATGCTGGAACCACAGGACTCACTGTTACTGCTACGTTCGGCAGCGCCACGTTAGCCGGTAGTGTTATTGTAGTCGCTGCTAATGCTAACGGTCTCAGCACACTTGTTTTGTCTGATAGCGCTAGTAACGCCTATACGGATAGTGGTTTAGGTCTTGTTACAGGAAGCGTGTCTCAATATAGAATCGGTGCCTTTTTAGCTCCATCGACAGGCGTTACCACAGTTACTGCCACCTTTACGGGAGGTCCGTCGTTTACTGAAGTGGTTGCTTGGGAAGTGACCGGAATGACCGGTCCTAGTTTCGATCAGAAAATTCATGGTTCTGGTAGCAGCGCGTCTGCTTCTTCTGGCGCAACGGGAACATTAGCATCAGCCACCGAAATTGGCCTTGCGTACATTCTTGCAACAGCTGGTGTCGCAAATAGCGGTCAAGGAGCTAGTTGGACTGATGATAGTCCTAGCGGGGGCACATCGAACGGCAATGACATGCAGCACATTGTCGTTTCTTCGACGGCTCCGATAACGGCAACTGAGACCGTGGGTAATGCCACTTGGGATGCGATTTTAGTGACATTGCAGAGCGGTGGAGCAGCTGCAAAAGGCGGCACGCTTCCTCTGATGGGTGTGGGATAAATGGCTGAAGGTTTTATCCAGCTAAGCCCGGACAATACGGCTACCGGCAAGCAGCTGGATACGGATGTTGTGCAGATTCCCGCCGGAACTATTGTTACGGACGGCGGCGGCAATCAGACGACGCTCTCGGCCCCGGCGTTCTATTTCCGTGAGCGGATTGTCAATGCCGACCCGAACAATCCGGCTGGGATAGCGACCGTTACGCAAGCACCGCAGCCTGGTGATTTTGGCCTAACAACGAGGTTCCCGGCCGGCCAGAGCGACTTGCAGGCGATGATCGCCCTGCTGCTGGACATTGACACCGTGCTCAATCAGATGGCTGGGCAGGGTGTGCTGGGGGCATCTGGGGCCAATACCGGCATGCAAGCCGTTCGTGGGCCGATTCATGGGCCGCCGGTTTTATCGCCGAATACGCCGTATCCTGTCTTGGCTGATGGATTTGGACGGCTGGTTATTGGTCCATCATTCGGACGCAATCAGACGGACGCTAACTCTACCACAATCACCGCCGCGACCGAAACGACCATCCAGGCGGGTGATCCGAACAACTTCCTTGACCTTATGGCGATCATCATTTCCAACACGTCGGCAACCGCGGTTCGCGTGGATATCCGTGACCAGCCATCGACGGTCGTGGCGCCGCCGAGCACGCTGGGTGTGATGCCGTTCTACGTGCCTGCTGGTGACATGCGTGGCATCTCGTTCAGCACGCCGAACTATCAGAGCAATATCAATCAGGCATGGACGGCAACGGTGTCGTCCGCGGTCACCGATATCCGGGTCTGGGCGCTTTGGGCACAGACTCCGCGAGGCTATTAGGAGAAGGCTATGGCAAATCTGAATACCGGTAGCATGCTAATCACGAGCCGTAGCCTTCCCCAGGCATCTACGGACGGCGTTGAAGGCGAGCTGCGCGGCGGTCGATACAGGGAATCCTATGTGCTTTCGCTTGTCCGCAAGCAGCATGCTCTGGCGGACGAGGGCAGCTATCGCGTTACGAACAACAACAGCTCGACAACCGGCATAACGGACAATCTCGGCACGGCGTTCAGCGCCACGGTCCCGACCGTGATTATCTACAACTCGGACTCGCCGGCAAATCCTGGTTATAAGCGCATTCATCTAGATTTCATCAACCTTAACACGGTGACGGCAAACACCGCGGCATCTACAGCCGGATCGACGCAGGGCGCGCTCTACATCGACAGCGGCAACCGTTACACGTCAGGCGGTACAGTGCTGACCGGCAACATCATCAATCCAAATGGCGACCTTAACTCAGCTACTGTCGCTCAGGTTTACTGCGGAGCGATAACGGCCGCAGCTGCCACGGGTGCGGTGCGTGCCATTAATCCGCTGATGTATCTCCGCGTTGCTGCGTCGGGCACAGCGTTTAGTGTGGCTGGCGACAATATGCTGTTCAACTTCGGCAACGTGGAAGGCATTCAAGGCACGATCACGGCGGCGAATGCTAACAATATCAACGTTCCTCTACCGCCAGTAATCCTTGGCCCGCAGCAATGCGCACTTTTGTACCTATGGTATGCCGCCGGCACTACGAACGCGGCCGGGACTCTCGCTCCAACTATTGCATGGTGGGAGCGCTAAATGACCCAGGCAAAGGCATTCGGCGACGCATGGTTTCTCGCCATTGCAAATGTCATCAACGATCTTGAGACGCTGCGAACGCTCAATGATCGTGTTTCGCAGGAACCGGCATTGCTAGGAAATGCCCTGACGGCGGAATCGGCTAGAACCGACATCACATCTCAAGATATGACGAATGCCTCCAGCGCGATAACGCAGCTGCTGTTTACCTTCGACAGCGGCACGCCGACACAGAAATCGTATCTGTTTAAGATGCTCTAGGGCGAGATACGTGATTGCCTCTTCTAGGTTCTTCCTCCTTATGGCATCCTGGTGCGCGAGCGTCGCAGGTATCGACGCGGCAGGAGCAGCCGGACGAGCCGCGGGCATTTACGCAGAACGCGATTATATCGGTTGTCGCAGTTACAGCCGCGGTTGTTGCGACCGTCGTTACGGTCCAGGAACAACCGGACCAGCCACGGTCAAGCGTACGGGCGGCAATACAAAGCCCGAACCTGCTACCGCGACCGTCGAATGTAAGGACGGTTCAGGAACAGCCGGACTTTACACCTGGTTGGGCAAAGATCGGACTGCCACCCGCTCCGGTAACGATCCTACCGGGTACGCGATCGGTCTACACAACTCAGGAGCAGCCGGATCATTCGGCCGGGCAACTCAGCAGTACATGGCCTGGGATACAGTTACGGCAGGGTGCGGTTGTCTCCGGGTTTATGGTCGGGCGGGAAAGCCCGGACGAGCCGAAAAGCTGGGCCAGTATTGGTCTGCCGCCTTCGGCGGCAACGATCCAGGTTCCTCCGGTCAACCGGACTGTTCTGGCTACTCGACAAGACGATATAGACTTCGCGTTCGTCTCGATCGAGATGTCTATACCGGGGCCAAATCAGGCCCCGCCATACAATTTACCGACCAGAACCGTACAGGAACAGCCGGACCAGCCATTAAGCTGGGCAAAGATTGGTGTTCCGCCCAGTGCGGTTGCGGTTACGGTCCCGGCTGTAAACCGGCAGGTTCGCACTCAACAGGAATATCCAGAGGCTGTTCCGAGCTGGTCGAGGTTTGGTGTCCCGCCAATCTTGCCGCAAGGCGCGGTTGTCTCGGGATTTATGGTCGGGCAAGAGCAGCCCTACCATCCTTTACCGCAGATATTCCAGCAGTTCATCGTACAGGCAGCTGTTACGCCTGTACCGCCGAGCATCAGCCACGTATTCGCCTCTCAGGAAGTGCCGTTCCATCCCGCGTCTAGCACGCTTGGCGCTCCTGGTGTGTTCGGTAATCCGTTTATTCCGCCGGTTTTTCAAGTGGTTTACAACACTGTGCTGCTCTCCATACCGGGCGGCATGTTCAGCATACCCGGAGACCCGCCGTCATGATCCGCAAGATATTTGAGTTCGTAGCGTTCGTGGCGCTATTTGTTATAGGCGGGTTGTATATTGCTTATCTGGTTAATACGGCGTTCGGGCAGGCTAATCCGCCGAGTTGGACGCGATCAGCGCCCGCGACTGATACGGGCTATCCGCCAGGTGCGCAGCCTTTTGTAATTACAGGGACAGGAACCACCACAGCGACAGCCACTACTGCTCAGCCTGCAGCCTATCAAAACAGCTTTCTATGCACGCTGGTTATGACTGAAGCGGGCGGTACAGGCATTACTGTCAATGGCTCGATCACCAATACAATTAATGGAACGGTTACATTTTCGCAGCTGGGGCAACTGGTTGTGACGTTTACGCCGTGCCTTCCGAACAATGGTTCGAACATGGTGATCACAGCGCCGACATCGACGGCAGCTACTGCTAGCTCGATAGTCGCGACTGGCTTCTACTACTGAGTTTCGCCCGCCTGAGCGATATCAGGCACCGCTTCCCGGTCTGAGCGATATCAGTCCGCCCCGCTAATCCCCAAAGCGAAATCTTGAGGAACCATGCCCGCCAAGACCAATGAGGAACTGTACCAGGAAGCAGAACGCGCGCTGATCGGTGAAGCGATTGCTGAAACTGAGCAGGAAATCCACGATTCTGCCTTTGACAATGCGCCAGATGACAACGATGGGGACACTTCCCTTGAGGAAATGGACTCCGATGACGTTGTTGATGACGACGTGTCAGAGGAAGATGAAGAGGACGACATTCCGGAGGAAGGCGAAGGCGAATACGACGATGAGCCACCGCCGGAAAAGCCACAGCCACAGCAGGAAGAGCGACAGCAGCGGGGTATCCCGCCTGGCCGATTACGTGAAGAGGCTGAAGCCCGCAGAGCGGCAGAGGCAGAAGCACGTGAACTACGCGCCAGAATCGAATCTCTAGAGCGCAACCGCTATCAGCAGCCACCTCCGCAACAGCAACCGCCACAGCAGCAGGGTCCGGACATGTTTGCCGACCCGGAAGGCTGGGCAGCGGCTGAGCGTACGCGGATCATGAATGCGGTTCAGCTTGATCGCGTCAATATGAGTCTTGCGGATGCCGCCGAGCAACACGGCGACAAGTTCCAAGAGGCTTACAAGGCGATCAATAGCCTGAATCCGCAAAGCCCTGCCGATATGGCTCATGTGCAACGCATCTGGAACGCTCCCAATCCGGGGCGTGAACTGATGAAGTGGCACCAGCAGCAAAGTCTGTTGCATGAGATCGGCAACGATCCGACTGCATACCGGCAAAAGCTGCGTGACGAGCTGTTGGCCGATCCTGATTTCCGCAAAGAGCTGATTTCAGGCATGCGCAGCGATGCTGTGAACGGCGGAAATACACGCGTGCGGCTTCCTCCATCCCTCAATGGTGCAACCGGCGGCACATCGCACCGCGGCAGAGACGGCAGAACCAGCCGTGACACTGCTGCAACTTCACGGTCGATAGAACGAGAAATCTTCGACTCGGCCTTTGATGACTAATCGGACGGCCGGAAGGTCGTCTGCGTGCTCAAGGATGACCTAAAATGGCCGTCACTACCGTTTCTGCTAACAACAAACTGATTGTCTTCCGGAAGGAAGTCTATCGGGAATACATCCGCCAAAATCTGTTCTCGCCGTACATCGGCGCCGAGCTAACCGCCATCATCCGGGTGGTCCCGGACCTTAAGAAGGGCGGCGAGCAGATCAACATTCCGTTGGTTGCTAGGCTGAAGAACCAGCCGATTGCTACCGGTACGCTGGTCGGTAACGAAGAGGCGATCGATAACTACGGTGATCGGGCTTGGATCGATTGGGCTCGTAACGCCGTACGCATTCCACGCTCGGAAGAGCAGAAATCCTCTATCGACTTGTTCGGCCAGGCGCGGCCGTTGCTGGACGATTGGGGCAAGGAACTGCAACGTGATGAGATCATTGACACGTTCTACGCTGTACCGCTCGCATCTACCGCTCCTGCGGGCCTTGGTACTAATAACGGCCAGCGCGTCAACGGTGCTTTGTTTGATGCTGCTACTTCTGCGCAGCGCAATACATGGATAACCGACAACGCTGATCGGGTGCTGTTCGGCGGCGCGCAGGGCAACCTATCGGCCGGCAACTGGGCGACCAGTGCGGCCAACGTCACGTCGGCTATGACGCTTTCGGCGGCGGCGCTTGCCAAGATGAAACGGCTTGCCAAGAAGGCTAATCCGCGCATTCGGCCTTACAAGCTCAAGAATGGCCGTGAGTATTTCATCACGTTTGTCGGCAGCAACTGCTTCCGCGATTTACAGAATGATACCACGATCATCACGGCAAACACGCAATCCCGTCCACGTGAAGGCGATGGCCTGGACGCCAATCCGCTCTTCCAGGACGGCGATTTGCTTTACAACGGCATGATCATCCGGGAAATCCCCGAGATGGATATTCGGTTGCCGACCACCTATACGACTGCTGGCGCGAGCTCGATCCAGATCGCCCCGGTGTTCTTGTGCGGTCAGGGCGCAATGGCCTGGTGCTGGGGCCGTATGCCGACTCCGACATTCCTTAAGGAAGATGACTACCAGTTCTTCCGGGGCGTTGGCGTCATGATGGCCTACGGAATGAAGAAGATCGCCAAGCTCAACCCCACGAACAACTATAAGGAATGGGGCGTATTCACCGGTTACTTCGCTTCGGCGGCCGATAGCTGAGATAGGAGTCAACTAATGTACAATCTCATCAAACGGCTGGCGGATGGTTTTGCCGGCCTTATTGTTGGCCTTGCTGTTGCTGCTGTTCTCATGGGACCGGCAGCCATGGCGCTGGTGTTCCCTGGCCAGTATGCGCCGCGGTTCTTCCCGACGCAGCAGACCTCTTACGAGAGGCATCTGATCAATATTACGTCTACCAACTTCACAGCAGATACAGCGCAGAATACCTGTATCTTTGTGTCGTTGACTTGCTCTGTGCGTATTGGGGCATTGCCTTATAATGCCTACGTTGTGCGAGCATATCAGCAGGTCGTCACGGCTTGCGGTGCCGGCACAACCTGCACTTTAGCGCTGGGTACATCGTCTGCTGCGGTCAACCTTGTTGCGGCTCAGACGATTAACGCGACTAGCGGTTCAACGGCGCTTACTGTAGTTGCGGCCAATGCTGGTATTGCCGCAACTGGCAACAACATTGCTTCGACCGGTGCCAACGGTGGTTTTGATCTCTATGTCACGATTACCTATTCCGGAACCGCCCCAACAGGTGGCGCTGTGGTAATCGTGGTTGAATACTTCAATCCGAATGATGGCGGCTGCGTCACCAACGTAGCGTTCCCGACGTTGGCCAACACTGTTGGTCCATGCTGATAATCCCGCACGCAGGTGCGAAGCCCGGCGGTTCAGGCTGCCGGGCACTACCCATGGAGTGATCAATGACTGTCGCAAATGATGCCCTGCTGATCGCTTGTGGTCAGAATCAATTCCCTGTTTATGACGGGTTGGTTGGAGTTGCTGTTGCTACGCAAAATGCGGCGACCAGGCTTACCGGCAACGTCAATCGTGTCACCAAATCGGTTAGCACCGGATCGTTTGTTCTTCCGCAGATGCTGACCGGTGAGGCGGATTCCAGCATGGTGTTTGTCATCAATGACAGCGCCAACACCATTAATGTATATCCGTTTGTTGGCGAGACAATGCAGGGGTCTGCCAACACCGCTTTTCAAATAACTACCGGCACGAGTGGATTTTTCCTACGCGTGTATGGCGCATCGATCGGCAAGGGCGGCGGCAATCAAACGCCAACCAATGACTGGCGTCCTGCCAACATTCCATAGGAGAGAATATGCCTGGTCCCTGGACTGACGAACGAAGAGCAAAGCAAGCTGCGACTATCGCGGCGCGGAAAGCTAAGGATATGGATGATTTTGGTGATCCAGTTGCTATTAAATCCGCAGCGGAAGTCCACAAAGTTCTTCATGGAACCACTGTCAGCGTGATCTACCGCCCCTACGATGGCGATCCGCACACTGTGAAGTGGAATGGTGTCCAGTTTCGCGCCAATGTTCCTGTAACGCTGGATCGCGCCAACCGTGAGCATCACATCGAGCAGCTGCTTCCGAAGCAATTCCCTGGCACGAACGGCGAAACGCTGACCAAGCACATACCGGCTTTGGTGTTCATGGGCGACATGGCCAGGACCAATCCGTCCTTTGAGGTGGATGGCGAGCGTGCGCGGCGCAAGATCAATACCCGTGTCGTGCCTGCTCCGGGCCAGGACTGGTCGGAAGCGCATGAAGGGCAGATCAGCGAATCAGACATAATTGATGATTTCGCGTCGGCTTATCAGATGCAAGGCCAGCCTAGACAAGCAGGTCGTGCGTAATGGCCATCTCAGGGCGTTTCCGGTCAGAAGCAGATTTGATCACCGAAACGCTCGCCAACCTTGGCGTGCTTGCCCCTGGGCAGTCGATAGATGTCGAGGATTACAACTACGTTGCCGAGAAGCTGGATAGCCTCTTCAGGACGCTTGCATTTCTTGACATATGCTACGTGCCAGACCAGAACAATATCCCGGGTGAGTGGTTCTCCTCATTGGCCGATATCATGGCCGGAGAGTGCGCCACGAAGTTCGGCGGCAATCAGGAAGAATACGCAAAGCTAAAGCAGCAGGGCTTGGGTATACCGCCCGGGTCTGGTGCGGGGGCTATGGCGCTCAAGCAGATCACGCGTGGCAGACCGACTTATGAACGGCTTAGAGTGGAATATTTCTAGTGCCGACAGGTCCGGTTTCTATCCCGTTCCCGCTATCTAGCTTCCCTGGATTTACCCCGCAAGAGAGCGCCGGCCGTTTAATCAACTGCCATGCTGAGCCATTGGGGCCGGGGGGTCCTTCTCAGGCTGCCTATCACCGGTCGCCTGGACTGTCGCAGTTCGCCACGACGGCACAGACCGGCTACCGCGGTGGGCTGGTTGTTAACAACCTGTCCTTCGAGACTTGGGCGAATAATGCTTCTACGGTTACAAGCGGCGGAGTTGTTACGTCACTGGGCGCGCTGCCCGGAACGCTCAAGGTTTCGATAGCGCGCAATCAGAACGGTGCGGGCCCGGATGTTGTCGCCTGTGACATTGGCAACGGTCCTTTTGTTCTTCAAGCTGCCGGCGTACCATCAACGCCGCCAACGGCGCTTGCTGTCAGCACATTTCCGGCGCCCAAGTCGGTATGCTTCCAGGACGGATATTTCCACTTCCTGAGCGCAAATAGCACGCTGTTTGCGTCGCCGATCAATGCTTTGACGCCGTTTAATTCGCTGACGTTCGTTGTTCTCACGGCCAAAGCGGATGTGGTCGGGCAGCGGGTGATAGCCTTTTCCGGTCTGATCTTTGCGTTTACGACGGGTCATTGCGAGGTGTTCCAGGACACTGCGCAGCCGTTTCCTGCATATCCCTATACCCGTGCGGTTGTTTTGAATTGGGGTCTGCTGCAAGAAAATGCCATTGCTGGTTTCGAGACTGGCTTTGACGATCTTCTGTGGGTTGCTCAGGATTACGGCGTTTATCATCTGCCTTATGGCAGTCTGGCACCGTCCAAGGTTAGTCCCCCCGATCTTGACAGGCTCGTTGAGAAGCAGAACGCGGCCGGCAATATCCTTGAGGCGAGCTGCTACATTATCCAGGGCAAGAAATTCTGGGTGCTATCGTCTCCCGGCGGTACATGGGAATTCAATCTTGGTTCGTCGCAATGGAACGAGCGGCAATCGCTGAACCTGACGACGTTCCTACAGGGCCGGTGGCGGGCCAGCGGCGGCCATCCTGCGTTCAATAAGTGGATCGTAGGCGATACCCAGTCCGGCAATCTGGGATTTGTGGACGATACGGTCCTGATGGAGTTCGGGTCGCCACAGTTGCGCAGGATCGAATCCGCACCGGTCAATAGCTTCCCCGACCGGTTGCGGGTAGCGCGGGCGGATTTCTCATTCTCGACCGGTGCAGGCATCGCCACGGGTGCAACGGCGGCAATCGTGAATCCGTCCGTTGCTGTTTCATGGTCGGACGACAACGGCGTGACTTGGAAGAACCCGGTTGTGCGTTCTCTGGGCTTGCAGGGCAAATCGCTGCGCACGCGCATATCGGTGAAGAACACCGGCTATTCAGGACTGCAGGCTAGGCGCTGGCGGTTGGATGACACGGATTGTGTTGCTCCGTTCCTTAGTGCGATGCAGGACGACGACCCGAAAGTGAAGTAATGGCCTCCGAACCGGTCCCGCAGCCACTACAAAACATCCCGATTGTTGATCCCGATCTAAGGCTATCCCTGGCGTGGCGGCAGTATTTTCCGAAGCTGGATGCTGCTGTCAGGGGTCTGGTGGCTATGGTTTCAGGGCAATTCACGTCAAGTGTGCCGCTGATCTCTGTCGGTACGCCCACGAACGCCAATGCCGCTGCGGCTGGTGTGGCTATCGGGCAGCTCTACACGGACACGGCCAACCCGGCCAACGTCTATATACGGACGGCGTAAATGGGCATTTTTGATATCTTCAGCAACTCAGATGCCCAGAACGCTGCTCAAGCGCAAATTGCTGGTCTGAATAATGCCTATGCTCAGGCCGCGCCATTGCTGCAGCAGGGTACGGGCGCGATCAATCAATACTACCAATCCGGTCAAGGGCAGCTGCAGAACAATGCCAATGCAGCCGGTGGCGCTCTAGGTACGAACTATGGCGGGGCGTTGCAAACGCTTCAGAACCAGCAGGGAACTAACGCTGCTGGGCAGAACCAGCTCGCAAACTTGCTTGGTCTGAATGGCGCAAACGGCAGCGCTACGGCACAGAACACGCTGCAGAACCTGCCCGGATATCAGTTTGCTTTGAACCAGGGTTCCCAGAACGTAATGCGCAATCAAGCCGCTACCGGAGCGCTCAATTCCGGCGCTACGCAGGCTGACTTGCAGGCTCAGGGACAAGGCTTGGCTAGCCAGAATTACAACAACTATGTCAGTCAGTTGCAGCCGTTCCTGGGAGCGTCTAATACCGGCGCTGCGAACATTGCCGGCACGCAGACGGGGCTTGGTCAGAACCTGGCTGCCAACTACAACACGCTTGGCAGCAATATGAACCAGAACCTGATGGGCGCCGGGAATGCAATTAATCAGAACCTTGGCACGCAGGCGCAAGCCGCCTATGGCACGCAAGCCGGCATCGGCAACGCGCAGGCTCAATCAGATTACGCGCAACTTGCGCAGTCCGGTGCGATCTTCGGCGGGTTGACGAGTGCGGCCGGTAATTTCCTTGGAAATTACTTCAAGCCATCATCCGGCAACACTGGATCGGAACCGCGATTCAAAGAAGACATCCAGCTGCATGGCTATCATCCAAGCGGACTTCCAATATACAAATATCGCTATAAAGGAGGCAAAAAGCCTTACTATGGCGTGATGGCACCGGACTTAGAGAAATTTAGACCAGATGCTGTGCGCGGAAAGCCTGGATTCAGGAACGTAAACCGCGCTGTTGTGAATCAAATTCTAAGAGAATATGGTCATGGCCGGTCCCTGGGATAACGTACAGCTTCCTGGTCCGCCGAATGGTCCAGCGTATATTCAAGCTGCCATGCAGGCCATGCAGGGCGTTGGCAACACGGTTAACAATGCCTTTGGTGCTTACCAGAAGGGCCAGGATTTTCAGTACCAGCAGGCGCAGCGGAATTTTTTCCAGAATCCGCAATATGCGCAGCAGCTACAGGAGTTGATGAAAGGTTACCCACAGCTGTTTACATCAATGGTGCAGCAGGAAGGTATACCTGGATTGGCGCCGTTTATGCAGCAGCTGCTTGCCGGCCAAGGCGCTAAAATTACTCAAGATGCACTCAGCCCTAATGGCGGCCAGCAGCCGCAGACCAACACCGGTCCGGGAACATCAAATGCTGCCGCCAGTCCGGCGAACATTCATGGAGATTTCGGCAATCAACCGCGGCAGACGGCCGGAAATGATTACGGTGGCTTGAATAGGATTGCTGCCGACACCGGAACTGATCTTGATGCGTTTTTGACTGCCTATCCCAAGTTCAAGACATATATGGATCAGGAGTCGCTATCGCCCGGTCAGGATAAGTTGGCCAGGGCGGCGATGACCAAATTCAACGGCGGCGTGCAGGGCGGTTCGTCACCTGACCGGGGCGGCGACAATGCTGTTGCGCAGGCTGGGACCGGCAACGAAATAACGCCATCTGGAACTGGTGGTAGCTCCGCTCAGTCGCCAAGGCAGACCGGTGAGCGGCGCATTGCCCAGAACGCTCGGGCACCACAGGCGCCGCAACCAACTGGTGGCTATCAAGCGCCTACAGAGCAAGAAATCGCGTCCGAAGAAGCAAGGGCAATTAGGGCAAGGAATGCTGCTGCAGACCCACGAGTTGACGCGGGTCGCAGAGAATTGCTTGAAAAAACTGCTGAAGAGGCTGCAGCCAAAGCCAAACAATTGCGCGATCAGCGCAGGGAGGTTCTTGGTCCTACAGAAAAAGAAAAGGACCTAGCGCGAGGGACTACTAAGGCAGCGGAACAGACGGCCACAGACGTGAAGTATTATGACTCTCTGCACCATGGACATACTGGTACGGGCTTTATTGCTGCACAGCAAAAACAAAACATAGACATGCTGCGTCAGGTGGCGGAAAACCAGAACTTCACACCTGGTGCAGGGAGTCATCTGGCTTTGCTTTATCAGCGCGCTGCGGCTCAGCTAGGTATTAACCCGACTGGCGCAGCGCCGCGAGAATTGTTCGATCAGGTTGCGTCGCGCATTCTTGCCGATCAGTTCTCTGGCATGAAGACGATGGCTGCCGAAACCGGAGAGGCCGGCGCACGCGTGTTCAAGTCCATGTTGGACATTGAAGAAAAGGCTATTCCGTCTGCTGACGATAGCTTGGAAGGCATTAAGTCAAAACTCAACTTTCTCGATAAGACAGGTGACCTGTTTAAGAAATGGGCTGACCGCGCCGACGAATATAAACTGCTGCATGGCAGCCTTGATGCCAATTTCGAAAAGCAGATGCGATCCGATATCGCTAAGTCCAGGCTTGATAACGTGTTGCCGAAGGAATCAAGTAAGGCGTCTGCGTCAAAACCTTCTGGCCCTGGTGGCTGGCAAGAGATAGCCCCCGGGGTTCGTATTCGCGAGAAGCCCAGTGCCGACCTACGAAGTTGAGATGAATGGCAAGTCCTATGAAGTGGATGCGCCAAGCATTGACGCTTTCACGCAAGCTTACCATGGCAATGGTGGAGGGGAGGGAGATTTCCTGCACCCGGTAAAGCCCGCTCCTGGCAGTGGTTGGCGCGGGGTTGGGCGGCGTCTTTTGCAGTATCCTGGCATTGTTGCCGGGGGCATTGTTGATGCCGGGAAAACTTTGGGGAAGGTTGCACATGGCGAAATAGATGCAGCCAGTCCGGAGGCTATTGGAGCATCGGCAACCATAGGGTCAACTTTCGGACCAGGATCGGTGGCAGCGGGCACTGGGCGTCAGATTGCCCGTATGGCCGACCCTGGATACACCACAACCCCGAAGATTACCCCCAATATACAGGCTGCGCAGACTGCCGCCGATGTTGGCTCTCCATTACCTGCCGGCATCGTATCACCCACTCCTGGGGTGCAGGCGCTGACTCAGGGATTTCGGCAGGTTCCGTTTGTCGGGCCATCGATAACACATAGTGTGCAGAACACAATTAATGCCACAGGCCGACGCGTTGGGGAGATTGCGGAAGACCTGTCTGGGGGCGCAGTGCCAGATAGAGGCACAGTGGGGGCGCAGACCAAACAATCGCTGCAGAACGTGATCGCCGACAATAAGAGCAAGATTGATTTTGCCTATGATGACTTGCGGAATAATCATATTAATCCCGATGCGATGGCATCGGTGCCACGAACGGAAGCGGCATTGCGTGGCATTCTGCGAGAACGTAGGGTTGCTGGTAACAACTCCAATAGCGATCTTAAAGACGTTATCAACCTGTCTGATCAGGGCACAACGTTTAACGGGCTTCAGCGCGCTCGGTCAGACATTATTAATCAGATTGAAGCGGATGACATAAATCCCCACCCGGGTTTTCAGGGCGGCGATTTGAAGCGCATCAAAGCAGCCATGACGGCTGACCTGGAAGGCATAGCCCGGTACCATGCCAAGAGCACTCCGGATCAGGCTGTTGAGTCATTCCGTAACGCTAATGACACCGCAGCGATGTTGATTGAGCGCAACAACGCTATTGCCAAGTTGATAGGCAATACTAGTGATGAGGGATTAACCGGAAAGTTGATCAACGCCTCTAGAGATAAGGGCGGCCACGCTCAACTTCTGGCTGAGCTTCGCAGTCAAATGCCGCGGGATGAATTTGAAAAGATATCCGGCATTGCTATTCATGAACTGGGAAACACCCCTGATGGGTTCAGCCTGTCGCGGTTTGCTACGGGCTGGGGAAAAATGAGCAGTTCAGCCAAGTCAGTACTGGTTGCTGATCCTGCGCACCGTGCGGCGTTGGATGACATCTCTAGGCTTGGGAGCTTCCTGAAGGGTGCCGATAAATATCGCAATACATCCAACACGGCCCATGCTGTCGGTATTGGTGGCATTCTGGCGCATTTGGCGGAGGCCGGCGTTAATCCAGAAAGTTTGTCGCATCTCGGCGGCGCGCTGGCTGGCGGGTATGCCATCTCAAGAGTTCTAGGACGCCCTGTCAGCGCTTCTTCTCTGCGGAGATGGCTTGAAACCGCCAGGAATAGCGCTCGGGTAGGGCCTGCTAGGGTTGGGTCAACCAATACAGCGCTGTCTATCGCCACTCGGAATCTTTTGAATAATCTTCCAGCATCGGCAAATGCTGATCAGTCTGAGCCACCAAAGCGCGAGCCTTTGCGGGTGACTGTTCATCCGAAGTCTCAGGATCGCCCCTCTTCCTCTGCGCAGCCTCGTTGATCCACCTGATTAGAAATACGAGTGCTCCGCAAACGATCAGCCATCCTACGAAACCAAAATCAGCTCTTGCATTGTTGGTGATGTAGATGAGGTCTTTTATGCCTTCCCATGCTCGCATGATCATGCGGCGCTTCCTCCCATTACTCGCTCTGCTTTTCCCATCCCTCGCCCAAGCGCAAGGCACGTTGCCGATCGCCCTGCAGCAGCAGTTCAGCTTTACGAATTGCCAGACGTTCACGAACGCATGCGGCACTCCATTACAGGGCGGCCTGCTGTACTTCTACCAAGTCGGCACTGTTGCCACAGTGCAACAGTCCTTCCAGGATACAGGGCTTACGCTGACGAATCCATGGCCTTTAACCCTGGACGCCAACGGCCGTATCCCACTATTTTACCTCGCTAATGGTGCCGTTCATGTCAGACTGACGGACGCAAACGGGGTTGTTCAGTTCGACATTCCGAACGCTCTGGTCATTGGTCCCAGCTCGGGGGGCGGCGGTGGCGGGTCGGTCGATCCAACAACGGTACTGTCGACGGGCGACATTAAATTTAGGATGACGCAGGAGTTCGTTACGGGCTGGGTCAAGATGAATGCTCAGACGATCGGCAACGCGATTTCCGGAGCAACCCAGCGCGCCAATGCTGATACGCAGGCTTTGTACGTCTATTTCTGGACGAATTGCTCGCAGCCGACGGCTAATTCATCCAATCATTGTCCGGTCACAGGCGGCCTAGGCGCCAATGCGCTGGCTGATTTCAACTCCGGAAAGCAACTGCAGTTGCCTGATTGGCGCGGTCGTGGCCCCATGGGCGTTGACGACATGGGTAATACGGCAGCTGGCCGGCTCTTTTCCCAGAACATCACCAGCGGCGGAGGGGATGGAGTAACGACGCCAGGAGCGAGCGGCGGCGAAGCGCTGCACACGATGACCGTTGGCGACCTGGTTGCGCATAATCATACCGCAAGCTCTTCATCGTCAGATAGCGGTCATAGCCATAGTGACAGCGGTCATGGGCACGGCTTTAGCACAGGAAGTGGTAACACCCACTTCGCCACGCGAGGCACGGGGCCTAACGCAGATACGGTTGGCGGATCAACCATGTCCCTAAGTGATACGTTCTCTATCAATACGGGATTTGCCAATATCCAGACGGGCTTTGCCAACATCACGACATCGACCACGGTCAACAATAACGGTTCATCAACGCCCTTCAATCAGATGCAGCCCTTCATTATGGGCAGCTGGTACGCGAAGCTCTGATCATGTGGCAGATCGATACGCGTCTTCCTCCGTTTAGCAACCGGGAAGACTACCTGCTTACGCTATCGGCTTTCGACGACGACACGCTCAACCCGGTGGACCTGTCCGGCATTACGCTGGCCAATACAGGCGCGCCGTTTACGGCATCTGCATGGACTGTCGTGGCCGGCGGGATCGTGACCAGCTCCACTACGTCTATTACAATTCCCACGTTTCCTATTACAATTAGCAATAATCTGACCGCCTTGTCTTTAACAGTCGGCGCCAGTCTTGCCATCAGCCCGGGCGTTTCCGTTCAAATCAAGGACACGGCCACGGGTTTGAACAGCCTGAACGGCTATGTGGTGTCCTATGCGTCAGGCACTGGCGTTCTGACGGTCCAAATTGGCTGGTTATTTCAGTTCGAAATTAGGCGCGGTGGCGCGCGGAATGTTGGAGATGGCTATCAGACCTGGTGGGATTGGGGCGTCCCGGACGATCTTGGGCCGCTGCTGCAGGCCAACTTCGCCAATGGCTATCTATCGCTGATCAGCAACAACGTAGTGCAAATCCTTATATCGGCATCGATTGTTGCGACCATTGGCAGTACCAGCATGTTCGGCACCGATAGTCAGCCTGGAACGTTCAAGGCCGCCATGATTGGCAGCGATGGGGTAAACACCCGGCAGTTTCTGATCGGATCGCAGCCATTCTACTTTGGCGGCGTGCTGACCATGATCCCCGGCACTCAGCAATCACAAGCTAACTGGCAGGCAATATTCTAATGGTCGTCCCCGCCAACATACGCATCAATACGCAGGTTCCGTTCCCGGCCATGGTTACCGGGTCTGGCCCGATCACGGTTGCCAAGACCGTCGGCGGCGTCTGGACAATCGGCGCCAACGGCCGCATCATAAATACGGCCAATCCAGGAGCAACACCAACAGATTACGTTCTAGTGTGGGATGATGTCGCGCAGTCATGGATTAAGATATCGCTATCCAACCTGTTAACGACAGCTACGCAAGGCGTACGAACTCAGCGCAGTGTCACATCTAGCCCTATCGTAGTTGCTCCAACCGATAGCATTTTGAACGTAAATATCTCTACCGGCAGTCCTAGCTGTACTCTTCCTCAAGCCTCTACACGCGCTGGAGCGCCAATAACGTTCAAGGATGTTGGCGGCAATTTTCCTGCCCATGTATTGACCATAGCTCCGTTCAGCGGAGATACGATCGATGGCGCGGCCTTCTATTCCATGAACAATGCCAGGCAGGAACTGACATTGATGCCCTTCAATGATAGTGTAAACACAGGCTGGTTCATCTCATGATATATCTATTTCGTCTGGTTTTGGCCGCCCTCGTGGCGGCTTTTTTTATGCCTGTGCAGCTCTATGCTCAGACTTATCGTGAGCAGACGCTTGTACAGGTCATGGGGTTCCCGTATCAGGCAGTATGTGATGGGGTTACCAACGATCTGGTAGCGATCCAGGCGGCAATTTCGTCATTGGGCGCCGGACCGGGCCGGGTCATATTCCCGGCAGGTCGTACTTGTAAGATCAATGGCAGCATTATAATCGGCAACGGAACGTCTAGTGTTCTTTCGTCCGTCAATGGCATTGTTTTGGATTGCGATGGTGATCCTCTAGCTACTCCATTTTTTGGCACGCAGTCTGCTGCCACCGGATGCCGTCTTTTATGGGGTGGGTCAGCTGGTCAGCCAATGATTGCGGTGAATGGACCTATTCAGGGTTGGGGGGTTCGCAATCTATACGTTGACTGCGCATCTAGCGCAGGTATCGGCTTATCAGTAATCTCCGGACAAGGCGGTGTAAGCCAGAACAACGTATTCAATAATTGCACTGGACAAGGCGTTCTTGAGCAGACCGTTCCGCAGTTCGGCGGCAACAACACGAACAATGAGCGCAACCGCTACGACAATACGATCATTGTAATGCCGAACACGTCGAATGCGCAGGCAATTTTCCTTACCGGGCAAGCATCGGATACCACTTCAAACACCCATAACGAACTCTGGACTAATACGACCATCTACGTTCCCGGCACAGCTACGACGTTCAATCCGATCATTCTACAAACCGCTGATTCTAACACGTTCATTCGAACAATGATTTTTGGAGGTGGCGCTGGTTGTCAGACTGTGCAATTTAACTACTCACAGCACAATGGGTTCCCGGCCAGCAATACATTCTACAACATCGATGCTGGGTCAGGATGTGCGACTAAGTACGTTAACAATGGCACGCCAGGCAGTGTCACGCCTAATTATATCTACGGGCTAGTGGAGACCAATACCGCCACGGTGCCGAACATCGCCAATCTGTCGGTGTTCTCGTCGCATCAGATGGTGTTCTCGCCAGGTGGCAACACGGTCAATGTGCAATATTTTCCGATACCATCCACAATCTCTGGGTTGCCTGCTTGCAGCGCGGCTTTAAAAGGATCGATGGCATTTGTAAGTGATACGGTTGCCAATGCTGCGGCAACCTTTCACGGTACCGTAACTGGTGGCGGTGCCAATACCGTCAATGGTCCCGTTTCCTGCAATGGCACCAACTGGCAATATGACTGATGCCCAGGGTTGATGCGACAAACCTTCTGGATGCTGCGATGGTTGCAGCTGTCAAAGGTTTCGAAGGTTTCACGCAGGTAGCTACGTGGGACTATCAGCAATGGACCAACGGCTATGGTACGAAGGCGCACTATCCGCACGAAGTCATTACCGAAGCTGAAGCCGAGCGGCGACTGAGTATTGAACTTGATGCTGCGCAGGGTTCCATAATGCACTTTCAGCCGACCATGCCGCAGGGTGTCAAGAACGCTCTCATCGATCTGACATTTAATACTGGTACTGCCTGGATGCATTCCGGGCTTGGTGAGGAAGTGAAGCTACAGAACTGGGACGAAGCAAAGGTTCATCTTCTGCAGTACGACAAAGCCGGTGGCAAAGTGCTCAAGGCTTTGCAGGAGCGCAGGGATGCGGAGGCTTCGTGGTTCCCAAAAAACGGGGATTTAATCGCATGAACCAAGACCAATTTTTAGGCATGCTCAAAATAGCTGTTCCATCTGCGGTCGCATGGGCTGTAGGCAAGGGATACATTCCTGGTGAATCAGCTGCCGATGTTGGAACGGCTATTCTGACGGTTGCGGCTGCGTTGTGGTCGTTCTTTGCACATTCAACCAGCGCCAAAATTGCTGCCGTGACAGCCATGCCGGATATCAAGAAGGTCATCACGATAACCCATCCTGTGGATTCTGCTGTCAAAGCGGCATCTGAAGATGCGTCCCAAGTCAAAGTTTCACCGGCTCAATAGAGAAATAAGCCTCTGTGCCATTTATGCCACTGCGAACCCCTTTATTCTGCGAGAAGCATCAAAAGCGGTATGTCCGGTTTGAAAGCCGAACCGGACATTCGTGGGGGTGCCCAGTGTGCGTTGCGATCATAAGGGCTGATGTGGAGCGGGTTCTGTATCCCCGCAAGGAAGATTGGCTCGATCGGCTGAAAGGAAAACGGATATGAAAAAGTTTCTTCTCGCTACGGCGTTTGCTCTGGCTTCCTGGTCGGCGGGCGCGGCTGATCTACCTACGAAGGCGCCATTCTTGCCTCGTGACATTCCCGCAACTGGATGCGGAACTTATATGACGGTTGGGGCCGCTGGTGGGGCTGGACCGGTCAGTAATTCACCTGTTCCGGGCGCATCTGTGGTGCAGGGCGAGATTGGTGCGGGGTTTGGCTACACTTGTGCCACTGGTCCCACCTCACTGTGGTTCGTGGAAGGAACGATATGGTTCGCCAATCTCAATGGCGCAACCAACGGGTTCTCCCTGTCGGGGCCGCTCGATGGGATGATCAGGGCCGGATACGGTAATGCCGCAATCGCATCGTTCTTAGGTCAGTTTGGATTCAGCAATATCGCCGTGCCGAGCCTTCCCATCCTACCTGTTGGTGTGACTACCGGCACGCCAGTTCCTTACGCAGCCCTTGCTGGGCATTTCCAGGATGTCAGTTCGCAGTTCATCGATCCAAATACCGGTAATCCCTTCACAACCAATAGAGTTTGGGAAGTGTCTCCGGCGTTTCAAATCGGGGCATGGAGTCGTCTGAGCAACGGCGTTGTGGCTGACGTGTATGGCGAGTATCAGGTCAGGACCACAGGGGCGTGCTTTGGCGGTGGCTTAAGTGGCGTGTGCCCTGGCCTAGGCAACATGTACCGTGGTGTGGTGAAATTTAACTTTTAGGTGATCGCCATGAAATTCAAATATGGCAAGAAGCCTCCCAGACCTGGGGCGATGAAGCTCAAGCTGCGGGATTACCTCGATAAGGTAAATCTACCTTCGGTTCCGAATAAGTTCGGCAACCTCAAGGCATGGAATACGATGCAATGGGGCATGCTGGGCAATGACAACGTAGGTGATTGCGTCATTGCAGGATTCGCACATCAAGTGAAGATGTGGGCTGCGACAGGTGGCACCCCGGTGAATTTCACGGATAGCCAAGTCCTTGGAATTTACAGCGAAATAACGGGATATGATCCGACTGACCCATCAACCGACCAGGGCACGGACATGGTTGAAGCCTGCCAGTACTGGAAGGACAATGGCTTCATTGGTCACCAGATACTCGGCTTCGTTAGCGTTGGAGTTCCGTACATAGCGGAGGCGGCGTACTTGTTCGGCTCGTGCGGTGTTGGCCTGCGGATGACTGACGCCCAACAGGACCAGTACGACCACAACGAGCCCTGGGATGTAGTACCGGATGCCGCGGTAGACGGCGGCCACTATGTGCCGGTCATTGGCCGCAACTCTGTCGGTAACTATCTTGCTGTGACGTGGGGAAAGATTCAGGCCATTACGCCGACATTCATCGAAGCGGCTTGCGATGAGGTGGTATGTCAGGTGTCCAAGGACTGGCTCAACGTGCAGCAGACGATAACGCCCAGAGGTCTGAATCTCACGGACTTGATCAACGATATGAAATCGATGGCCAATAGTTGAAGTCATGGACACCGATCTTATTCACGATCTTATTCTGGTGGCGATAGCTGTCTTCAATGCCGGCACCGCTTATATGGCCTGGAAAACCCATCAGTTGACTAAGCAGGTGGAGGTTGCAACGAACAGCATGAAGGATGCTCTAGTCGCCGCTGAGAAGAAAATATCTTTTGGAGAGGGTCAGGTGGATCAGAAAGCACGGGATACGACGAAGGAGTAGCGCCATGTCAATTGGTATGATCTTTTGGATTGTATGGCTTTTTTCTCTCCTATTCTGGGGTTATGGGCGCCCTTGGTCTCAAGCCAACTTTGGTTGGGGAGGCGGCTTGTTACTGCATATCTTGACTGGATTGCTTGGCTGGCATGACTTCGGATTCATCATCCATCAATGAATTATCATGATCACCCTCAGGGAGCGGGAAAGATTGGAGAAGCAAGCCGCTCGTCTGTCTACGATTGAGGAGATGACGATCTTCCTGCATAGGGAAAGCGGCAAACCTATATGGATTTGTAAGATATGGGCCAATCTGGTGGCATTCAAGCACCGCCGCGACATAAGTGAGCAATAAGGTACAGTATGGCAATCCCTGATGAGGTACGGTTGTTGATTGAGGGTACCGGTATCTTGGGGTCAGCGGCGATGATCCTGATAAGGCTTGGCCGTCTTGGAGAGAGGTTTGATCACCATTCGGCCGATCTCAAGGATGCGAGGGACGACTTGAAAGATACAAAAGAGGATATCAACAAAATCAAGGACGCCTTGGCGATTGTGGCGGTCCAGAAGGATCAGATTCAGTCTATCCGTGAAGCGCAGACTGCTAACACCAAGCGTACGGATGAGACATTCACTCGTGTATTTTCGATTTTGGATCGGATGCAGCAGCGGTAGGTGCCGCCTCCGCGGCTTCTAGGGCGCCTTTGGCTAGTTCTGACCATGAGAGTAGATGCTGATTCTTTTTTAGGAATTCCGCCGCCGCTTCAATCTGCTTTTGAGTGAACATCACGCCTCCGTCTCGTTCGCCTTGGCGAGAGCGCGGATGGCGTCGCCAACAGGCATCTCTGTGCCCCCTTCGAATGGGTCATGAGCATCCGCCAATTTAGCGCACCGTTCTATCGTGGCCGCTTCAATGGCGGCCTTCTCGGCGCGTAGGTCACGGTTGCTATCTTCCAATAACTTAAGCCTCTCACGGATGCTTACGTTGTAGTCCATCTCCGCGCGGAGGCGGTTGATTTCTTCACAATGCCAATCTATTTCAGCTTTCAGGCTACCGATCTGCGCCAGCATTTCCGGTATCGCGGCAATGGCGCGGGCAAGGGTCTCGCTCTGCACAAAGCAGATTAAGCCGCCATCGGCTGCGCGTATCTCCCAAGCGTGCTCAAACTGTCGCACAGTCCACGGTCTTGACGGCAGGTCATCCTGGGGGCTGGGTTGGGTCATGTGGGCTCTCCTGCGGCAATGTGGCAAAGGAAATCACAGTTTGGTACGACCGGTTCTGTCGTAGGCCAATCTGCCGGAATTTCGTCTATGAACACCCTTTCCCCATTGATTCGGGCAAGCCTAACGCCAAGCGCACGTGAACGCGCAGCAGTGGCGCCGAAGTTTTCTGGGAAACGCTGTCGGTATAGCGCCCAATAATCCGGGCTGGCAGCCTTACAGCATCCGGTCTGCAGGCAATTGGCGTTCGGAAAACCCATCGCGTAGCTACGCGGCAGATCGATGGCCCAGCGTTGTACGATAGCCAACGCACCGACTTTCGTTACACCGGCGTCAATCAGCGGTGCAATCACTTTCAATTCCGGGTAATTGTTCTGTAGACGCTTAAACCGCTGTACGTCTGCCGCGTCAGCCGTGTAACCGAATACGTGCGCATCGGTCGGCCGCTGGAATGCCAGGCGCGGCTTAACTTTCATCTCGAGCGTGCATGTAGCGCCATCTGGACCAGCCATATATTGGCGACGATCCCAGACGTCCGGCACGCTTTCATACTTGTCAGACTGCAGGATCGTAATCTTGCGGCCGAGGAACTCCATGACGGCCCGCTCAAAGCGGTGGTTGTCTGGGTCTTCGTTATTGGTCTCACAGCGCACGATGATACAGCCATCCGGCGCGCGGCGGAGTCGGAGCCATGCCGCGACGGCGCTGGCCGCCCCTCCGGAGAACCAAATCAGGGTTCTGTCTGGGCCATTTTGGGTACCTTTCAATTTCTGATATTCGCTCAAGACATTGATTCCATTCATATTTTTCTATCTTACTGATCCCAGCCGAGGACCAGCCATCGTTGAAATCATTCAAGAATTTCCGATTATTTTGTCTTTGGCGCGCACCTTAGTTTCCGGCTTGTTCGGTTCTGTCACACGCACAA